ATGAAATTAGGTATTTCTAAAATATATTCGTCCATATGATTACATAGTTCTTTATTCTTTAAACACTCTCCATTCTCGCTAAATCATCTATACTAGTTCCATCCTTACTTTTACGTGTGACAGCCTTGAACGCACCCAACCACCTCGTGACGGCGCGATTAGAACCGAGTTGCGACGACGTTTCATCACTCACGATGATACTAAGTCCATTACACACATCTGGTTTATTTGTGCGTTCGGGGAACTCTAAATTAAAGGCTTGTATAGATATCGCAGGGATGTCAGGGGCCTCATCGAGAAGCCTATCATATTCCTCACGACACTTCTTGACAAACTCAATAACACATGTTCTATCTTGTGGGTCTAGTGAAAGTTCCATATCAATATTCCTATAATACTTTGAATATTGTATGCACATAGATGAGTGTAATTCCGAAAGACTGAGACTTTGACTAAACTTACCTATACTCGTAAGAATTCCACCAAGTACATTGAGAAATGCAAACATATATTGAACGATCATGATTTTAGCCCTTGTCTCGGATGAAATACTCTCATTTCCACTTGGATTAAGTACAGCGAAACCACCAACTCCTGTAATGCTCGCAATGACTATACTGGGGTAGGAGAGGTAATCATTTTGCTTTTTATAGTGGAGCCTCGCGTGGTTGTGCAACCAGCGATATCCTGCAGCTCTCTCTGCCCACGATTTAAGAAGCCTCTCCTGCTTCTCACACCATGGGTGAGTCTCCTCGTGTGCTTCCATTATTTTACGCGGGCATTTTTAATCTCTGTCGCCTCCTGATACGCGAGAGAGTCTACTAATTCATTCTGTGGGTCTCCGTTATGTGCTTTGACCCAACGCCACTCTACAGACTTCATTTTTTGAGAGAGTGTATCAATTTCAATCCACAGTTCTTTATTCTTAACGGGTGTACCCGCAGCTGTACGCCACCCATTCCTTTTCCAATTCTTAATCCATGAAGTTATACCATTCTTGACATAGTTACTATCGGTAAATAGCCTTATCTCAAGAATGTCGCGTGCGAGACACTGTTGAAGTGCCTTAACGACTGCAGTCATTTCCATAGCGTTGTTTGTAGTGTTGTCTTGTCCCCCAGAGATTCTCAATCCTGGGCCAACAACACCCCACCCACCTGGACCGGGGTTGCCGAGGCAACTACCATCCGTGTAAATGTCCCGCATTTGTTATTACATGTGTCATTTATTTAAGTTTGAAATATCCATTACGACCATTGCGTGAAATTGTGAAAAAGGTTGCGAGAATACCCACCACAAGGATTGACACTGGAATCCAGATTCCCATTTGTTGTTGCTTGGTTTGCTTTTCAGCCATTTATTATATAAAAATATTTTTTTATACATCTGTAGAGTTTGGAAGTTGAGTTTTCATTTCAGCGTACAAAACATCATAAATATTTCCAGTTATTGGTGTGTCCTGTTCGATGCTGACATACTTATGTCCTATGGAAGATTTTCCAGACTCCTTAGCTTCCTTTGAAATCCACATTGTAAAACCAGCTTGCGCTGTGTATTTAGTTGTAGTTGTAACACGATCCGTGTGTGTATCGGTCTCCGCATCATACACGTGTTCACGGTTTTCTCTGACATCCTTTCGGATTCTGATTTCATTTGTATTTATAGACACATAATAACTATTCACTGAGACACCTGATCCCAATACAAGTTCTTCTGTAACATTAACACCCATTTTACTATCATACTAGATTTAAAAATTGTGATTATTACCAATTTTTAAACTTAATTTTTTTATTACGAGAAACGAGACGAGATCACATACTTAAGCCATAATTAGCCTAGTTGGAGAACGCAAGACCGCCCATACCGGATTGGATGCGGAGGACGTTGTAGTTGACCGCGAACATGTGCATGGTGGTGGAGGCAACCGCCGCTGGGAGAGTGACCGCGACTTGCGCGTTGTCGATGCGGGAGAAGTTGCAAGTACCAGTTGGTTGGTGTTCTTCTGGCTTGAGGGCGAAGGAGTACGAGTACACACCCGCGTATGGGTTACCACTGTGGTGGTTGTATGGTTGCACTTGGTTGAAGTACTTACCCTTTTGGGCCTTGAATCGGTCTTGACCGTTGAGGACCAACTTGAAATCAGTCATTGGACCAACGCGCTCTTCGTCGAAGTCGGAAGTGGACGCATCGGCGTTGTAGAGTGGGACACCACCCGCTTGGCCGATTGGCACATAGCAGTTGGCGGCGGTACCCGCGCGGGCATCGCATTCAAGAACAATGTCAGCCGCCGCTGGTTCGGAGGTGAAGTTCCACAAGGAGGTGGCAACGTTCGCCGCCGCTGGGTCGTTGAAGCACCACACCAATTCCTTGACTGGGTGGTTGTAGCTGAGGCGCTTGTTGGAGGTCGAGCCCGCAGTGACGGTGTCGGAGCCAGTGTGTTGCACTTGCTCGATGAGGTACTCGTGACCCTTTTGCGCGAATCGGCGACGCTCTTCGGTGTCCAAGTACACGTAGTTCGCCCAGACCTTGAACACGGAGGTGCTCAAGTAGGTGGAGAAGGTGCTGGTCAAATCGAAGTCGATGCGGACTTCGTGGTATTGGAGCGCAATCAATGGCAAGTACAAACCTGGGTTGCGGTTGAAGAAGAAGATCAAAGGCAAGTACACGGTGTTACCGTCCTTGGCAGTGGTCATCTTCGCCCAGTTAGCCTTCTTGGCTTCATCCAAGTAAAGCTCGGAGTACAAACGCCACCAACGTTGGTAGTGCTTGTCAACGCGTTGGCCACCGATGGACAATTCAGCGGACGCGATCGCACGCTCGGCGACCCAGCAAGCATCATCACCATCCGCGGTGCTGGTGTTCGCCGCAGCAGATTGGAGTTCGACGTACATGTCGCCGACCAAATCACCATTGCGGGCAATGGTGACGGACACGCGGCCTGAGTTGGCAGCGGTACCGTTAACAGTTTGTTCGATGTTTTCCATCGCGAAGTTAGTGTGACGCTTGTAGACAGCTTGGAAGAAGGTAACCTTTGGGTTACCAGTCAAGTAGACGTCTTGGGCGCCGTAAGCGACAAGTTGCATGAGACCACCGGCCATTGTGAGAGTTTTTGTACTATATACCAAGATTTTTTTTCTGGCTGAAATCGCACTGGTGCGAAAATTTCAAAATCAATTTTTCTCAGTCTAGTTTAAATGTCGTCTCGTCCTGAGGATGAAGAATCAGCTGATGAAATAGAAGAAGGTGAGATTGTATCCGACGAAGAAGAAATGCTCGTGTCCGAGGGTGAAGATGAAGATTTCTTCCAAGAAGATGAAGATGAAGGTATGGATATCGCGGGTCTCATGACATCCCTTCTCGCGACCCCAGACGGGGATACTATTTGCTCTGCCCTGGTAAATCTTTGTTACCAATTAGAAACCCAAAATAAGATTCTCATAAAGATGCTTGCCAAGATGCAATCCTCAAAATCAGCTTAGAAACAAAAATCGTATCTCAATAAATAGAAATGGAGCACACCCATTTCATTGATAAGGAACCTAATAAGTATGAAGCTCTCGTTGAACTTCAGAAGCAGCATATCCAATCAATGAAAGAAGAACAGGTTCTCGATGTTGTCGATAGATTTGAACAGGCGTGGTCTCTCAAGACGAACGACTTTCGAAATGCCAGAGAGTTGGGATATAGACAATTTATCCACCCCGAATATTTCGACGAGTCTGGAAACCCAATCCCAGCTCAAATTGACATTCTCGCCATTAAAGGTAACCGCGACCGACAGAGAACCTTCCTAATTAATGTTAAAAACCATTCGCGAGACCTAAAGATTCACAAACTCGAACCAAACGACGATGGTATGACTATCGTGCGGCGAATTAACAATGTGTTAAAACAACTGAGTGATGGTTACGACAATATCCGTCGCCACTACACATCGTTTGAGAGGGTAGACAATCCTACCGCACAACCACAGTTCAGTAATTCAGGTGACCCTTCTACTATGGACGAAGATGAAATTGAGAACTCAACCCCATTTCAAAAATGTCTTTTGTACTCGCTTGATCAGACATACAAGTCTGGGTATCGCCGGTACAAGGGACAGTGCTGCGAAGAAATTAGAACCGTTGAGGGACATCGTACGCGTGCGTGGCAACCAAAGTTTAGTATTGAACAGTTTATTTATTCACTGGCACAGAAGGACGATGACTTCATTACATGGAAACACTTTACAAGCAGAGGTAGTGTGTTTCGCGATGTCATTGATAATTTAAGCAAGTGCCACGACGCTCAGTTTCCGGAGATTACCAAGCGTCGTCATGTTTGGAGTTTCAAAAATGGTGTGTTTGTAGGTAAGGAATGGATTCCAGATCGTGGCGTCTATGATTGCTGCTTTTACCCATATGACAGTCGCGAATTTCGTTGCCTTGACCCAACAATCATCGCGTGTAAGTATTTTGATCAACAGTTTGATGACTTCTCACACGTAGAGAGATGGCAAGATATTCCAACCCCCTGGTTCGATTCAATCCTCAAGTACCAGCAGTTCGAAGATGAGGTGTGTAACTGGGCGTATGTGATGGGTGGGCGTTTGTGTTTTGATATTGGGGAGTTAGATGGGTGGCAGATCATTCCATTTTTTAAGGGGATCGCTCGTTCCGGGAAGTCTACCCTCATTACCAAAGTTTTCAAGAAGTTTTATGAAAACGAAGACGTTGGCACCCTTTCAAACAACATCGAGAAGAAGTTCGGTCTCTCAGCGATCAAGGATTCCTTCATGTTCATCGCACCAGAAGTGAAGGGAGACCTCGCTCTCGAACAGGCGGAGTTCCAGTCTATGGTTTCTGGGGAAGATGTCTCTGTTGCCGTCAAGAACAAAACTGCAGTCTCCATCGAGTGGACGGTTCCAGGCGTTCTGGGTGGGAATGAAGTTCCCAATTGGAAAGATAACTCAGGCTCCGTTCTTCGCCGTATTCTTCCTTGGAACTTTTCCAAACAAGTGAGGGATGCCGATCCACAACTTGACGAGAAGTTGAATCGTGAGTTACCAATCATTTTACTCAAATGTATCAAGGCGTACCTTGATTACTCAAACAAATACAGGGACAAAGATATCTGGAATGTAGTGCCCGACTATTTCAAGAAAATCCAGAAGCAGGTCGCTATGGTTGCGAGTACTCTCCACAACTTCTTGGAATCCACGAACATCGTGTTTGGGAAAGAACTCTTTGTACCTCAGAAGCTCTTCATCCAGGTTTTCAACCAACACTGTCAAGCGAACAACCTTGGCAAGCCCAAGTTCAATCAAGACTTCTATGCGGGTCCGTTCAGTTCCCGTGACATTGAAGTGAGAGAAGAAGTCGTCAACTACAAGGGTCGGGTATACCCCAGACAGCCCGTCGTCTATGGACTTGATGTGGTTGAAGAAAGTCTGGGCTTCACCGATGATTACTAAAAAAAATACCGCACAATAGTAATATGAGCCAGTCACCCAGAGACTTTGTGAGGCAGTCGGGGATAGAGGTACGTCCCATGAACAGCCCAAGCTCTGTCTCTACAACCGCGTCAAATAATGCATTGGTTCGGGAAATTGAAGCTGAGATGGCTTTTCCACCACGATTGGAAAAAAATATAATTAACAATACCAATTATGGTGAATTTGCACAGTTTTTAGATGTCAGCGATTCAAACAACAATGACAATATCGATAACATTATCGCAATGGTTGAACAACCATCACCACTCACATTTAGTGTTAGCAAATTAAATCCAGGTATGTTTAATGCAACCGTAAACAAGAATTTCACTTCAGAGACACGCATCAATCTCAAAAAAATCCTTCTCAAAACACCACTCCCAAAAACTCCTATTGGCGAGGGTCTTTATATAGACACAAAAGAGATCAACGGTGTTTATGGGAGATTTGAGACGGGGTTCTCACACACGAAGGAGTATGGAAAGAAGGGTGATATCAATAAAAACTTCTTTACAGTTCAGATTAAAGTTGTCGTATCCGACGGAACGGAATCTAAAGGTGCAACTGTAAACTTTTACAAAAATGGTAAGATTCGTTTTTCGGGTGGATTTATAGGAACAAATATCTCAAACCAACCAGAACTCATTCGTCGTTTTATGGTAAATACTTATAGCGAGCGTGAAGCGTTCCTTTACACACCATTTGAATACAACAATCTCAGTGGGCAATTCAGAGTCAATGGCATTTTCAAGGACATGGGTACACTCACACGAAACATGATGACAAAGTATGGTGTCAGCTATGTGAGTTATGAACCAGATATTTCTCCATTCATGTATGCCACATACAAGGGTCACAAATACATTATCGCAAAGAGTGGGAATGTTCAAATATCGGGTGCGCCAACACCCGCTGAAATGCTTGTTTCTTACACCGATGGCGCTGAACTCGTCAAGATGATGTATGAAAGGGGGGATATCGTACTCACAGCGGCAGTTCCAAAGAAGCTCGTAAAGGGTAAGACGACACCAACAAAAAAGACTCGTACCACTGTCTTGAGTAAGAATCAAAAGGCTGCTCTCAGAATTGATAGTAAACAATGTATGCGTCTCTCAAAAACAGAACTCGTGGATCTCGCGAAGAAGATGGGTGTCGTTGGGATCACAATGTCAACTAAGAAGGGAGAAATCTGTGAAAAGATTAAGAAGATCTCAAATGTGAAAACCGCCACTTTCAGAAATACCAATAAGAAAAAGAATGTAACACTTTCGGGTTCAGGTAATACATTTAGAGTTGGTAGGGCGACTTGTACGGGTTATAGCAAAACGGAACTTCTTCGTGTAGCGGGTATTCTCAATATCAAATTGGATGAGAAGGAAACCAAAGAATCTCTCTGTAAAAAGATTGAAAAGGCGCGCAATGTATTGGCGGCACCCAAACCAAAACCACCACCAAAACCCACAAGAAAAGAAGTCACACAGAAAAAGAAGAATACAAAACGAGAAGAGGTCATGAAAAGGAGAGGTCTCAATGAAAACACAATTCGTAAAGACATCTTGAAACTTTATGGTAAGCGGTGGATGTCCCGTTACAAGAATGTGATGCCTTCTCTCAATAATGATGTGAGGATGATGAAAACCGAACTCAATAAATTGAAGAATGGGAATAAAACAGGTATTCCATTTAAACGGGATGTGGACAGCCTTAAAAAACGAGTCGTAAACCAATGGAAAATGGAGAGAGGTCGCAACTTGGAAAAGAAGATTATTATGAATCAATTGAATGTGAACGGTGTACCACGGAACTTGATCCCACAATATAGAAATGCTGCGACGAACTATATTATGACTCGTGGTCCAACTATGAAACAACTTGTAAATTATAAAAAGACTTGGATAAACTTAAGGAAAAAGAACTAATCGTAACTAGACATGGAATCAATCACAGAACAAATCATCAAACGACTTGAGATCGGAAAGAAGCGATATGGTCATGGTGTGATTGTTGATTCCGACACGACGGAATGGGGAACACCTCAAAACTCTTGGATTGATATGGCCATCGAAGAGTTTTTAGATGGATTAATTTATATAATCGCCGATTACATTCGTAAAGGAAGGCGGAGTGAAAAGCTAATGTGCGAACTTGAACTTGAATATAAAATCAATGACGATTTCGCAACAGCTCCAGATCCTGTGAAATACTTACTAGAAAATCATGAGTCAGATGATAACGGACTCATCATGTATATCATTAAGAATTACATTAAGATTGAGAGTCCAAAGCATAAGATGCTTATTTGGAATCTCATGAACATGTTACTCGTGAGTTCACAGATTTAGTTGGTTCAGCCACTTGCTTGAGATGAATGGTGTGGTACGCGAAGTTGTAACTGGGGAAGAGCTCCTTTATTAAGTTAGAAAGAGTTGTCGCTTCAATGATGTGAGGCACTCCCGAACATACCGAATTTCGTTCAATTTGAAGAAAACGATCCTCCAATTGCACGAACTTTTTGAGATCTTCTTGTTTCATTCCGTTTCTATGCATAAGAAGATACATCTGCTTTGAGGCACCACCACTGAGATGGAAATTCTTAGAACCCGCGACTTCGTCTGACTGGTTACGCTTCTCGTATATAAGGGCAATCGCTAAAATGGCGAGGAGTACAAATCGTAGCATCTTACTTTTAGAAAAGATTAATATTGTAGGGAACCAGACAATTGTATCTTGTCCGAATGGTCTTCATGACATCATTCGCATAATCTACAAGTTTTAATCCTATATCTATGATTTCATCAACTCT